ACTGAACATCTACTCCAGCAGCTGCAACTAATTGCAGATATCTCGCATCAGGAGATCTTTCGCCTGCTTCATATAACATCTGTGTTTTTTTAGTCACACCACCTAAATCACCGAAATCAGTCTGATTCAGATCTAATTTCAAGCGCTCTTCCTTTAGCCTCTCAGAAAAAGAAACCATTTGGTTCACCAAAACCCTTGACAGGGAACCGTTCGGTTACCATAATCAAATCAACCTAAACACAAACAGCGCTGTCACGCTGCCACCTGTTAAACAAACCGAAACACACATAAGAGGTTCATCCTATGAAAGGCGCAGATATAAAGCAAGCCCTGCATAAATGCGGCGTGAGCTTAGCCATGATTGCTGAAACCATTCAGTGCCACCCCAATGTTTTATCCAACGTTATTTACCGTCGCGGTATTTCTAAGCCCGCAGCCGACGCCATTGCCAAGGTGTTAGGCAAACCAGTGACCGAGGTATTCCCCGACGTGCCGTCATACGCCCGTGAGCGCCTGCCTTCTGGCAAAAACAAAGCAGCCAAACTTGCTGAACTGCAGCAATTACTGCAGGCAAGTTGAGGCGAAAGCCAGCTACGCACCAACCCACTAAATGATACGGAATAGCCAGGAGTCGGCTTATGTTCAAAACACCAGTTCAACCACCCCAACAGGTGCCACAGCAACGGGTTCTGTTGCCGGTACCACCCACAGAGAACAGCTTGCCTCTGCTGGCCTGTGAGCATCAGCAACTGCTGCACTGCTGCTCTTACCTGCTGCAGGTTCACTTTGGCTGCGGCATGGTTAACCAGCCAAGCTGGCTCTACGCCCAACCACAACAGCAGTTGCAGAGTTACCGGCAATTCATTCGGGTGTGGTGTGGCAATCAGGGCCATTTTGTTTTGCTCCATACCAGTGAAAATTCGCCAACTAGATTGGTACCGAATTCGGTTCCAAACAAGCTGAATTTTTGGAGCGAACTGATCGTCGGGAGGATCCAATGAGCCGCCGTAATTGGAATCAGGTGGTGCCACGGTCATTAACCGAAAGCTTGCAGCTAACTAAAGAGTTTGCCTGTGCCACGAAGCAGCTCAGCGTGCCGCGTATTGCTGACCGATTAGGTTGCAGTTCAGACAGCCTATACAAATACCTGGGCGGAGCAACGATGCCCGCTTTCATGCTGATCCCCTTTATGGAGGTGTGCCACCGCAATTACCCACTGCAATACCTGGCTCACAGCCTGAACATGATGCTTATTCCTATTCCTCGCGGTCGTAAGGCAGAACACAAAACTCTGGTAGAGCTGAATATGTTTTGTGCTGCTGTTATGGCCAAGTTGCTGGCCCTACACAGCGGCGAATGCAACCAACAGGAAGCGGTCGACCATGTAACGCGATTAATGGAAAGCCTGGCTTACCACCGCGCTGAAGCGCAAAAGCACCACACGCCAGAATTAGCCCTTTTTGACGAGGTACACCATGTCTGAGCAATACCTTTCAAACCAAATCTGCCGCGTACTACGCCTGGTGAAACAACTGGCTGGGCATGAAACCACCGGCATGACACTAACCGAGCTGGCTGAAAAGTTGGAATGTAGCGCCAGCCAGGTGCTGCGCGACCTGCACAACCTAAAAAGCGAAGGCTTTGCCGAGAACTTACCCAACGACGATAAGCGTTGGCGGTTGGGGTTTGCCTGCGCACAAATCAGCAACCGGGTACGGTTGCATTTAGACCAGGCCCAGCTGCAACTGCAGCAGGACATCACCAACTACGGCAAGGTGTTTTAGGGGGTAAGTAATGAGCAACGAAGCTGACGATTTTGCCGACGTAGACGCAGAACTGCTGGCTGCTGAAGTGGAAGAAAAACCCACTAAAGCCCAACAACGCCACGAGCGCAAAACCCAGGCTGAACGCCTGCCAGAAAACCCTGCTGCGGCGCTGCAGGTTTTAAAACAACAACATTCAGAAAAAGCGGTACCTATGACGAACAGCAATGAAGCCCCCATCAGCCACGAGCAGCAAAAGGCCATTATCGAAGCCAAAGATGTATTACTGAGCAAATCGCTGGTGATGCGTCAATTAGGTCAGGCTGAAGCGTTTAGCTTTATGAAAAAACTGGCAACGGTTGCCGAGCTAAAAGTCATACAAGCTGTGAAGGAAGCCAAGGATTACAAAGGCTTAGTGTATTTAGATGCCAATGGAAACCGGCAACAGGTTGCCAGTTGGGATGAATATTGTGAACACATGCTGGGAGAGCCCCGCCGCACTGTAGACGAAAGACTGGTAAACCTAAACCAACTCGGCGAAGAGTTTTTCGAAGCCAGTCAAAAAATCGGTTTAGGCTACCGCGAGCTGCGCAAGCTGCGCCAACTCCCCGAAGACCAGCAACAACTGGTCTTTGAAAACGAAGCGGTGGAGCTGGGCGATAAAGACGCGCTGCGCGAGCTGATTGACGAATTAAATGCCAAACACCAGAAAGAACTAAAAGTCGCCCGAGGCGAAAAGGAAGAGCTGGATAAATCGCTCAAAGTAGCGCGCCAAATGCGTGACGAAGCCCAGGGCGAGGCCAATAAATTCCGTGAACAAATTGCAGCCCGCCAGTTTAACCCCGACGCCTGGAAAAGTGATGTCAGCGCCATTGTGCTCTCAATGGCCAAACTGGAAGGTGAAATACTGCAACGCTTAACCCAACTGGCTGCTATTCGCGACAAAATTGCCAACCTCGATACGGACGAAACCCTAGCCAAAGACGCAGCAACCTACCAAGCCGCCATGAGTTACCTTGCAGGCACCATGCTGCACAGCAGCCGCAGTGTGGCCGAAGATGCAGCAAGCTTTTGGCAAAGCATTGATCTGCAGTTTTCAGGCTTTGCTGACAAAGCCAGGCCCACAGTTAGCGTGTTGGAAGAACTAGCCAATAGCGCCCAGGAACAGGAGGCATAACCATGCTGGAACTGTCTGCCAATGCCGCTCAGCAACAACTGATATTAAGCTTTGCTCAGCGCCTGGAAAATGCCCGCCACGGTGAAAAGAACACCATTCTGGCCGAGGTGCAGCAGGTGCTGTGCTGGAGTAAAGACAAGTTTTACCGTGAGCTGAAAGCCCTGGGCTGGAGCAGTGGGCGCAAAAAGCGCAAAGACGCTGGCACATCGTCGGTCGATGAAGACACCATAAACCACGCAGCAGCACTGCTGGCCACTGGCACCCGCGCCAACGGAAAACAAATAATGGAACTGCCTAACGCCGCCAGCATTTTAACGGCCAATGGCTTTGCTGTGGATTGCAGCAATAGTACCTTGCGCCGCTTATTGCGCGACCGCCAGGCCAGCGCTAAACAACTGGCTGCCCCTACCGCACACCTGCAACTGAAAAGCCTGCACCCTACCCATGTGCATCAGGTCGACCCGTCACTGTGTTTGTTGTACTACCCGCCAGGGCGCACCGGCCGTATGCAGAAGTTTATGGACGATGACGACTTTTACAAAAACAAACCTCAAAACCTGGAAAAGGTCGCCAACCTGCGGGTATGGCGCTACGTACTGACCGACCACACCAGCGGCACCATTCGGGTGCGCTACTTTGAAGCCGCAGGTGAAAACAGCCTGACGTTGTATCAGTTTTTGTTGTGGGCCTGGGGTGAGCATAACGACACTCGCTGCCCGATGCGTGGTTTACCCAACATTCTGCTGATGGACAAAGGCAGCGCCAACCAAAGCATTGCTATGCAGCGCGCCTTGCGGGCGCTCGACGTAGAGTTGATGGACCATAAAGCCAAAAACGCCCGCGCTAAAGGCCAGGTGGAAAACGCCAACAACTTGGTCGAGAAGCTGTTTGAAAGCCGCATTTTGTTAGAGCCGGTGCATAGCGTAGAGGAACTGAACCAAAAAGCTGAAGCCTGGCAAAACGCCTACAACGCCAACACCATTCCTGGCTATGACGCCACCCACGGCCGCCACGGTATGGCCCGTTATGAAAACTGGCTGACGATTCGCAGTTACACCACGGTGCGTGAACTGCCAGCACCAGAGGTTTGTCGATGGCTGCTGACCCACAAGCCGGAAACGCGCCTGGTGGCCAAAGATTTAACCATCAGCGCTACTCATCCTGGCTGCAAAGGTAGCCAAAAATATGACCTGACTGGCTTAGCGGGTATTTATGTGGGCTTAGAGGTGCTGATCACGCCACTGGTATTGAGCGATAGCGCCGACATGCTGGTGTACTGCAAGTTTCAGGGCCAGGAGCAGTGCCACCAGGTCACCCCGCTAGCCAAAGACACTAACGGCTTTGCGATGGATGCGGTGGTGATTGGCGCTGAGTTTAAGGCCAAACCAGACACCGTAATGGACACCCAGCGTAAGCAGGCGCTGCGTACAGCCTACCCCAATTTGACCGACGAAGAGATTGCGAAGGCACGCCAGAAAAAGGCTGCTCCGTTCGACGGCAAACTGGACGCGCTAAGCCACCTGCAAGACGTCTACAACCCTACCTATATGCCAGTACAGGGCGAGCAGGTAGACACCGGCTTTGAAGCTGCTGCCAGCAAAACCTTAACCGGTATTGAGCTGAAAACAGCCGTACTGCAGCAGTTAAACCGCCCTCTGTCGCCAGACGAAAACCAATGGCTTTCAGACGCTGGAGCAGTTTCCGAACATTCCATTGCCGAGCTTATTCAGCGCATGAGCAATGCCCTTAAACCAAAACCTGCGCTGCGTGCCGTGTAAGGAGTTCTGACAGTGGCAAAACCAAATGAGCATAAACAAGTAGTGATCCAACGGGATTGGAAAATTCGCCTGGGCCGGATGCTGGCCAACAAAGGCTTGAGCCAGGCCAGTGTGGTGGATTGGGTGCGCGACCACTGCGACCTGGATATAAGCACCGCCACGCTTAACCTCATCATTAAACATGGCGAGTGGCCTAAGCGCAAACAGGAGGAAATACATGCAGCGATTACCCGTTACGCCATTGAAAACAGCTTGGTGGCCGAAACCCAAGCCCACTTGATTTTTTTACGTGACCCAAGTGACAGACCTATTACTGCCGGTGCGCAGTGGCGAGCGCTGTATAAGGCACGAAGCTACCAGGAGCAGTTTGAAGAAGACCTGAACGGACGTGTGATTAACCCTTTGCCGGAGCCAGAAATGCTAACCCAACAAGCCAGACAGTTTTTTAACTTATTTCAAGACCCGTTTGAAAACGAAATTTACTCGATGGACCAGGTGTTTATGAGCAATAGCCACCGCTATGCCTTAGAACACATGATCCAGGCGGCACGCATGGGCAGCATGTTGTGTGTTTACGCTGAATGCGGCTCTGGTAAAACCACGCTGCGCCGGGCCTTTAATGAACGCGTGAATACTGATTACCCCAACATTCGCATCATTGAGCCAGCCCGTATCGACCGAAGTGAAATAGGTGCCAATACCATTTCAGAATCCATTATGCGCGAGCTGCAGGTGAACAAAAAGCCAAAAAGCTCAGAAGACCGTGACGCCATTATTCGTAACGTGCTGACCCAAAGCTATAAAGCTGGCAATCGCCATGTATTGGTCATTGACGAGGCGCACGACCTGGCGGACGACGTAATTAAGCAACTGAAACGCATTTGGGAGCTGGCCGACGGCTTTACCAAGTTTATTGGCATCATTTTGATTGGCCAAAACGAAATGGAAAAGAAGCTGAAAAACCATTTCATCCGTGAATTTACCTACCGCGCCACCCAGGTAGTTCTGCAACCACTTGGTGATGAAGTTAAAGGCTACCTGACGCTCAAGCTAAAAGCAGTAAATGTTGAACCGGCGAGCCTACTGACTGACGACGCCTACCTTGCCATGCAGCAACTGTTAACCGGTACCCGCCGCTTTGGTGCCAACACGGGCAAAGCCGACGAAATTGTGGACATGAGCTACCCGCTGAACGTTAACACGTTGATGAAAAATGCGCTGAACCTGGCGGCCCAATTGGGTGAGCGCAAAATCAGCGCTGAGCTGGTGAGCCAGCTTCGGAGGAACGCATGAGCTTTCAAGTTTTAGTGAACGGTGCATTGCACGTTCAAACGCCTGACGATACCCAGGCGAAACAGGCTTACGGCCACGCCGTAACCCGCTACCCAGCTGCGGATATCAAGCTGGTAGAAGTAACAGTGCTGAGCAACCGCCCCGCACCAAAGCAAAACCTACAACTCCATTAAGGAACCAAACGATGAACAAATCACAACTGATTGACGCTATTGCCCAGCAAGCTGACTTGCCTAAAAACACTGCAGCTAAAGCTCTGGACGCCCTGACAGCCTGCATTACCGATGCGCTTAGAGCAGGCGACAACGTCAGCCTGACCGGCTTTGGTGTGTTTAGTGTAAGCACCCGCGCTGCGCGTGAAGGCCGCAACCCACAAACCGGCGAAACGGTGCAGATTGCCGCCCGCAAAGCCGCCACCTTTAAAGCCGGTAAAGGCTTAAAAGAAGCCATTAACTAAAACCAATAACCGAGGCAGGGGCTGCGGCCCCTGAATGCTATGACAGACGCACAACAACGCATCTTAAACATTCTGGAAGGCCAGGCCGATCCCCTGACCTCGCACGAAC